AGCTGATACGCCATTTATTATTACACGAGAATATAATCTAACTATACGTTCCTCCGCCACCTCGCACCCGGCCACCGCCTCTGAGACCCCGAATGTCTCCGTCCGATCCTAGTCCAGCGAAAGCCTCGAGCTGAACACCTCTCGCATCAGGGTTACAAAACTGTGTGTTACTTTTACACATCGGACCATTCTTGGGGCCATACAACCACTCCGCAAACTTCGTCTGATCGCCTGGAATTTTAGACACAGGCGTACTCACAAACTGACGCTCGAAAGCATTGCGCTTATGCACAGGAAGAGTAGACCTAGACCTACCCATATCATAAGCAACCTGATCACTGCTATACTTCTTTATCAGAGGCTGTGTAGTCGCATAATAACAAGCCTCTAAGCGATTAGGAGCATCCGTGTAATCCGTCATGAGAACATTTCCAAGTGGGTTCTCCTTTGTTGGTTTCTGACACACATTCATCTTATCGGTGCTACCATACGGCTCCTTGATGAGATTCGCCTTGTACATGACATATATGACCGAGAGCATCGTCGCACCGAGTATAAACATACGAGGATCTCGACGAATCAGGAACAAAATGCACGTGGCATAAATGATAAAGCGAGACGCAGCGTTGACCCTTTCCGCTGGTGTCTGTTTACTATTCGGCCAAAAGTCTAAAATTCGTTTATTCTTGACAAGTTGTTTAGGATCTTCGAACCAAACTTTCATTTAATATAGATGAGGTTTATTTTTTCGGGAGGTTGCCCAACATTCCAGTCATACTTCCCATCATCTTCATGAGGGCATCCTGGTTAATTTCACCTTCGTTACCGGACTGAATCTTGTCGGCACACTCCTTCGCCATAGCCTCGATCGCGGACAAAGTGTCTTCGGGTACAGACTGAATAGTCGTTCCGAGAATGTAAAGCGTCTGAAGGTACTGCCACACAGCATCCTTCGTGCCATCTCCCATACGCTTCCACAACTTGATGATATCGAGCTCCGAAAGAAACTCGATTTCGTTGGAATGAACGAGAATAAACAGCTCATCTTTCGCAGAGATGTTATCCGCGTATGGAGAAACACTCTTCATGAATCCGTCGACGAGAAGTCGAGGGCTCGTACTCTTAATAAGGTCGAACGATGTCAACATCTTCTTGATACTCTTTTCATCTGGAAAAGTCTTGTGCAATTCCACAAGAAATTGACCCATCATGTCGTTAAACGCAGTCACGGACGCCATTTTCTTAATAGTACGGTGTAATCTTTAAGTTAGAAAGGTTCATTGGAAATGACCTCTCTTTGACCAATACCATTCAGTACGATCGCGTATACGAGAATTGCGACGAGCACGGAGGGCTTGGTGTATTGGTTCAGTTCCAATTTACCTTCATTATTGAGATACGCTTTGAGATGAATGTATCCGGCGGTCGTCGCACCGGCGATGAGCGCCGCGTATACTGGGTCGCGTAAATACTCGGAGAGTTCCATTTAATTATAACGGGGATTTTTTGTGGGAAATTCCGGTGCATCTCCAAAGAGTACGTCATCGTCATCTTCCTCCTGAAGTTCAGGTTCGGGACCGGGAACGCCTGGTACAGTTTTGAATTCCTGGTCCATTTGTTGCTCATTTTCCATTTCAGGCTCGGGCTCAGGCTCTGGCATGGGCTCCTGTACCTGCTCTGGCATGGGCTCTGGCATGGGCTCCGCCTCACCCTCGAAAATCTCTGGATCTTCGGCATCTTCAACGTCACCGTCAAGGTCAATATCCCTAGATTCCTGAGACATGTACGTCTGAAGAATCTGTTGCACGGGAATGAGTTCCTTGATTGAGTTTTCGATGCACACACAAAAGCGCGATGTCAATTTTTCATCGCGGTGGTAAATGCTCTGATCCTCATGGAACACGTAGGGATCCCTGTATAGGTCTTTGGCGATGTTGTTGTAACACGTTTGGATAAACACTTCATTCGTGGGGAGTTTTAGCGAAATCTTCTTGTTGTCCGCCTTGAGACGAACAGCCGAAAGAATCTTGGTGCACGCGACAAACACGGCCGCTAAAAGGTCACTGAACCAGGCGCAACGGTTCGTGATGTTATCCGAATGTTGCTTGGACATGGCGTTCGACCAATTAGGAACCTCTTGAAGAAGCTTCTGAAACATGATGAGCACCTTTCGCCCATTGGAAATTTTGTTCGCCTCTTCGTAAATATCGTTAAAAACGTCAATCATAGGTGGACACATAAGCAAACACAACTGTCCCATGTATTCGCGCTTCGCTTCCGTCAAAATGCTGAGATTATCCATTTATGATTAAGTGGGTTTTAAATTTTAATACTTACTACGCACCATTCCCCCTGTATTTGTTTGCCATCTTTTTTAGATTCATGAGATTGGGAAATTCCACGTCATCTTCATCCTCAGTCTCACGCTCCTTCTTTTTCTTTGAAACATTCCAAGATACGTATACATCGTGGTCGCCCATGAGCTGAACCACAAATCCTCCCAATTCAAACTGTCGAGCGATGTATCGTGCAGCTGCACTTCTATCGAATACTGGATATCCTATGAGTATTACCGGTACAGTCAAGAAAACCTGTTTGTGTCCAAGTTCTACACACTGTTTAATCTTTGACGAAAACTGATCATAGATTTTCTTGTATATCTCCTTTTTAATTCGCTTCTTCTTGTCATCAATTTCTATGATATCATTGATGTTGATCATTACATTTAGCTCAACTTATTTTTTATCAAATCTAACTCACCGATGTTGGGAACGGCACTCTCTTTAACAAGTTTGTAATCCACGAATTCCTTTCCAGCAGACCCCTTCGTGTACACCTTGACGTTACTGGGTGCCTGGTCACTGAGTGGCTGAGACCGAAGAGACACTAACTTCATCTTGTCACCCATGACCTCGAACGTGGAAACGACGGCAAACCCGAACGCGAACCCACCCTTACGAACGACAGTGAACGTGCACTCGTACAGGTTGCTCGCCACACCGTTGTACACCTTAACCGACTGTGTCTCGATGATGTACGTGGGGAATTTGAGACGGTTGTACAACTCTTTGTTCGTCGCGATGACAAACCGTTCCATCGTATCATGGTCGACGTCCCCCTCTACACGAGAAAACCCTGATAGGTCTGGTCTGGGGTCGTCCAGCTTGACATAATCAATAGGCTTCTTATAGCCTGAGAAACCAAACGACTCTGTGAAATTTTCACGATTGAATACAGCCAGGATAATAGCGAGTACGATCCAACTGACGACCAAGTATTTGATGATCGTACGCAAATCCATCTTTTACTATAATGCGTTAATTTTTTTTTACAAAATACCCTATAGATAGTAGATGTCGCTACTGATCTATAGTCCGCGCTGTAAACATTCTATGGATATTATCCAGTACATTGATGGCCACTCGCAGTTGAAGCAACTCGTGCATTATCACAATGTGAATACACAAGGTATCCCGAGTCAGTACAAGTCTAAAATTAGTCGCGTGCCCACGATGCTCACGAAGAATGGTAAAATCTTGGTCGGTAACGAAATCAAAAACTGGCTCGATTCTCTTTTGCCCAAAAAGGATATCGAGCACGCTGGGTTTAGTGGAAGTGTGTGTTCGATGACTTCTCTAGATGGTAGTGGACGCGACTCAGGTATGTTCTACCTTGACAATTACGGTCAGTCACTTCAACCCGCGATGACACCCGAGTTACAAGAAAAGATTAGTCGAGACGTTTCTAAAGGTGACGTATATACAGATTTAAAGATGTAAGACGTCTCCTGAATAGTCATGAAATTAGTCTCAATACAGGCGTCAGCCTTTAAGTCGACGTTTGAAGTTCTCAAGGACATTCTCAATGACGTGAACATTTATTTCCGACCACAGGGGATGTATATCGTGACACTCGACACCGCTCGTACTTCACTCATCGATATGTTCCTATCGGCGGATAACTTTGAGGAATATCACTGTGATCAAGAAGAAATCATCGCTGGTATAAACATTTCGAATACATTTAAACTTCTAAAAACGATTACGAATAATGATGTCATCACACTCGAGATCAAATCGAAAGAATACATGGATATTGAAATCACGAGTGAATCGAAAAAGACGTGCACGAAATTTCAACTCAAACTTCTTGATATCAACGAAAATCGCATCGAGGTGCCTGAAGTTACGATGTCGACAATCACGACACTTCCATCTGCAGATTTTCAAAGACTTTGTCGCGACATGTCCAATCTGGGCTCGGAGATTGAAATCAAACGTGATGGTAAACTACTTCACCTGACGTGTATGGGCGACTTTGCAAACCAAGAAACATCTATCGAATGTCCTGAAGAAAGTCCGACCATTACGGGCCTGTATAGTCTGAAGTACCTGAATATCTTTACAAAGGCGACGAGTATGTGTGCGTCTGTGCAAATTATACAAGAAACGGGAAATAGATTTTTAATTCTTAAGTACAATGTCGCCAATCTGGGCGAACTCAAATTTTACCTGGCAACTAAGGTATCCGAAGATCTGTAGTAAACCCAGTCGTGGTTGAAACAATCTTCTTCATACCGATTCCGTTTATCATCATGATTTTAGGGAATCTCTCCTCCAAGTATTTGGGTTCATAATATAAAAAGTCTTCGAGTGAAACCTTCTGTCCATGAAAATTGGTATTTGGACCCGCGTAGCGTATCACCCTTTCAGTAATGTTTTGAAGTGGTTTATCATCATGATCCACGATCCAT